ATGTTACCCTTTAAGAATCCTATGAACTCCTGTGTGGTCAACACATTCTCCATTACTGTCCACGGCTGTATCGCCATGTCTTTGTAGTGGTTACCGCCTACTTGTTTGTCATCGGCTTTTGGAAACAGTTCTTGTTGTCTATCGTTTGAGATCATTAGTACCCTCCTTGTACGCGGCAATGCCTAGCTGAATTTGTTCTGATCTGATTTGTCTGTTCAAGTAATTTCTTAACCATTCTATTCCTCCTATTGCTTTGAACATTTCCTTTTGTTCTGGTGTCATACGAAACGATGTTGTTTTGTATCCTGTGATTTCACTTTTGGGTCTTGGCATCGTCCTTGTCCTTGTGGTCGTGTGTTTCGGTTTCTTCTTTGTTAAAGAATATCTTCTTACAAACGGTGCACAACCAAGCAGGGCGAAAGATTTGATTCACCTCACCTGTGTGTACACCAAGAGGTCTGCCCTCATAGGTGTTGATCTTTTGGAACACTTGTCTTTTCCTCCAAGCTGTCATTTTGTAACCTTGCTTTCATCATTGCGTCCGCTACTTCATAAGAAAACTGTGTAAGTTCATCCGTATCGTATCTAATGCCTGAATGTTCAGACAACATTCCGAGCATAGCCATTCCTGCAAACCAGTCTCTTAAATCCATACCTTGTTGACCACCAATAATCAAACCATCACCGTTTGTAATTATTCCGTTTGGAAATGCTTTCATTAACATCTCCCATCCATGTCCACGGCTTTAGCTCTGTACTGACGTATTGCCTCAAGCTTAGCGTAAAACTTTTGCACGTGCACTAGCGCATCGCCGTAACGTCCGCTATCCACATCATCACAAATCACCTTTGCTTCTTCTATTGCGTTCTGATACAAGTTAAGCTCTGCGAGTGCATCGCCCAGTTGTAAATCTATTTCTCTTGTTTGATCATCCATTGGTTTACTCCTAAAAATTCTATCAAAGTTACTTGCAAATGCGTCCATGTTAACAGGTCTTTGGACTGAACCTTTTCCTCCGTCACTCATTTTGTTTCTCCTGTAATGATTTCTGATAGATTTCTTGCAATGATTTTGAAAGCTTATTTGAATGATGTGCAATTAATTCCATCAACCTATCCACTGACCTTACAAAACCAGTGTCCCGCCTGGTCATCTGCCTGCGCCATGTTCTAAGTTTCATTCTTACTTCCTTGCATAGTTTGTGTTTTTTAGGTAAAACTTAGCACATCTGCCTTCCACAACCGTCAAGGTTTTATCGGCTTTTATTTTGTCTTCTACGTTGGTAACCTCCTGTTTACATTCTTCTTGGTTTGCGTAGGGTGTTTCAACGGCAATCATTCCGCAATCAATACCGCGACAAAAGAAAATAATAGCTAAATACATAGTGCTATTCATCATGAACTCCTAGTATAAATAGCACATAACAAAACACCACAGTGATCCACATTGATGCGATACAAAGCACTGCAAGCGTCATTAAAACTTCTAGTATGTCGTTCATTTCTTTCTCCTTTAAAGTTAAATCAAATTAAAAGAAAGCGTTACTCTTTCTTGCGATACTGCATCTACCCAATGAACTAACTCAGAGGGAAAGATAAGTATGTCTCCTTTTTTGCCTAAATACTTTACACCGTTTTGAAACTCAGTTGGCTCTGCGCCATCTGTATAGTATATGACTCCTGAAAATACAGCGAAGTGTTGATGCCTTGGGACGTAATCCCCTACGTTATAAAAGCATGTCCAAAAATCATACCCGTTAAAGTGTCCGTCATATTTCTTAACTCTAAATTCTCTACGGTGTGCCTCACCAAAAATCTGTGACTGCACATACTCACCAAGATAGATAAGAAACGCTTGCGTAAATGAGTTCTCAAACGCTACCGTCGGGACTGGTACATGAGAAAAGTTATCGCTTACCGTAGTACGTTGGCGTAATAAGTAAAACAACTCTTGGCTTTTGATGCTTCTACAAATGTCAACAAACGAACCTATCTCCTGCATCAGCTTGTCAGGGATACGTCCTTGCATGATCGGTGCGTTACCTTCTAAAAACTTAAAGTCTTTAAATAACGCTAAAACTTTATGCGGTATGGGGGGAAAAGTACTCATTGTTTAATTGGAAATATTTGAACAGTTGCTCTTACCACTGGTGCATCTAAAGATACAGGCGTGGTGCAATGGGGCGCATTTGCCTTGTTAAACACCGCAGTATTAAATGTTGGTATGTACCCTTTAACATACCCAGGCTCATCTGCTAAGTACAAAAAATATCCACCCCAGTCTTTATCCCACACGGGGTTTAAATAAATAGTGATAGCATCCGCATATCCATCGTCATTGTGCCAAGGAATGTAGCTGAGTCTTGTCCACGCATAGTTCATAACACAGTACTTACTATGACTGATAAACCCCTTTCTTATAAGGTTGTTTAATATTAACTGCTTTATGTTTTCAGGATATGAGCGCACCAATACTGAATGACTAGCTTTGACGATGCCCTGCGCCCACATAAAGTTGCTACACCATTGATCTTTAGGTTCTTTTAAAGTCTTTAGTGTGTCTTCGTACAACTCGTTACATAAACTTGCAGGCAAAACATCCGTGTGAATTAATACGCTCATTGCTTTCTCCTTGTGTGTGATACGTTTGTTAAACTTACTCCCGGGTCTTCCTTTGCTACAACTCTCCTAAGCACGTTGTTAATTTGAGTGTTGTGCTTTGCCAAAAACGTGGCACTAAAACCTGTACCAAAAGATCCGTATATTACTTCGTTTAAGGCTTGTGTAGCCCCATATAGCTCAATAATTTCTTCTTTAATTTCGTCTTTGGTTTTCATTCTTCTACCCTTTCATATGTCATTTCAAAAATTTCAGGCTTGCATGGATAGTGCTCATCCTTAACACCAGTGATAATCCAATCGCCAGGGGTGACTATATGCCCACCTTCAAGTGTTTCAATCCAACCCCATCCATGTTTTTCTGGGTCGTGATTAAAAAATTTTTTGACACGATCATGGTCGCCGTCTTTAAACCATTGCGTAGCTTCTACTACCACAGGTCTTTTTTTAAATTTCATTCTTGCCCCTTATATATTTCATCAAAAATCTTTTCAACCCCGGGCCTAACAGTCTCCATAAATGTTTGTGGTTTTTGCTCAGGCTCTTCTATTCCCTTTAACTTTCGCAGTTCCCTTTCCATTTCCTCAATTCTTCGTCTCAACGCCAAAATTTCATAAGCCTCTGGTGTCATATAAAACTGTGAATGATCCATTATTCTTGTCCCCTTGCTCGTATTCGATCACGAAATTCAAAATATTGAGGAGGTATCAATTCAGCACATTTTTCACGTTCGTCTTCAGCAATAGCATCAACAATAGTGCGTACCATACCCTCACTAAAGTGTTCCAAAAGTATTTGTACCGCTGTATCTTTAATCATTATTTACCCCTTGCGCGAATTAAATAAGCCAAATCAATTCCATCAGGATATTCAGATTCATCACACATCTTTGCACATTCTTCACGCTCTTTTTCCGCGCCAAGCTCAATAAGTTTGTTGCAAAATGAATCGAATGCAACAATATTAAAGTCACCACTGTGCATTGGCACTTTACAAATGTTCAATATTGCTGTCTGAATTTCATCTTTAGTCATCTTTATCCTTTCTTATAAATTCAAAATAAACAGATAATAATGCGCCAACATATAAGCCTAATCCTGAGCTAACAAAAATCCAAAATATTTTCCATTCTTCACTCATTCTTATCTCCTTGCTTGTATGTCAAAAATACATTTAAATGCGGTTTTCCTGATGTCGTCATTAGAGTGATTAAGGTACTTTTGACATTCTTGAATAAATATTTTTAAAATGTGATTTTCTATTTCCTCCGCAAACAACCACACATGGGGTTTCCACATTTCATTTTTATAGTATTGGGGGTCTACAATTCCCAATAATTCTGTCTTCTCAACTAATTTCATTATTTCTTCTTTAGTCATTTCAACCCCCGGGCATATCAGGCATACAGTTAATAGGATGTCTTGGCATAGAGTCAAGATTCGTGGAACCATCGTACTGAGTCACCCATATACAGCGCTTGTTTGTCCATACATAAGTTGCGTTGCACTCAGGCGAACCATAGCCTCCGTAGAAAGTCCAACCATGCATCAGTGGCTCTGCCTCAGCCAATGTCATTAGTTTTCCTTGGTCTTTCTTTTGAACCTTGTGGTCTGCCTTTTCTCCAAATCCGCCCCAGCCATAATCTCCAAAGACTATGCCTTCAACGGACTCTCCTTCTTCCAAGAACTCCATGAGTTCTTTATATGCATCTTCAAGATCTTCAATCATCATACGCTCCTAATAAAAATATGACATAGCAAGATACTGCAAGTATCCACACTGCACTCAGCCCCAAGATAGCAATGAGCAACAAGTAGTTTAGTACTTCATTCATCATCTTCCTCCATAGCATCAATAATCAACTGTTGTTTCACCAACTCCAAGCATCCAAGTACTGTTGTCATGTAAAGCGTTTCATCGTACTTGTGGATTAGTTCTAGCAATTCTCCGACAAGACCCTCCGCTAATAAACCTTGATTAAGATTCATAAGACAACCCCACTGCAAGACCAAGCCATGCAAGTTCAATCCAAAAGTCACCTTCAATACTGAACGCCAATGCGGGCCATACAAAAACAGCACTTTGGTTAACGCGCATATAAATGTTCATTCGCCTTTCTCCTTTTTTACTTCTCTCCACTCCCCGCCTTCAATTGGTTGCCAACCATGCGTTTCGGTTAACACTTCGTTTTGATGCCACTGTTCAAGCACGGCTATGGTTTGGTTTTGGCTATCGTAGTTGTCGTAGTAATAATATTTTTTATCTACCCATCTGAGTTGGGTTGTTGGTGTTAATCTTCTATTCATGTGTTGCGCTCCTTCAGCTTGGCTTCTATTGCTTTGACCAAATCTCTTAGAC